ACCCCTGTGTTTTAAAATATGCATCCCATTCATCCTGCTGTTTGATATTAATATGTCCCCATGCCTCATCATTGTCTGTCACCTGTGATGTAGAACTGAACAGGATATATTTAGGCTTGATCTTTTTGAACAGTGCATCTAGTTCCTTATCAGTCATGTGTTCTGCTGTCTCTATGAATGACAATAGATCTGTAGTGATAGGCTGATCAATGATCTGAATGTGTGGCACTTTCTCAGCCATGTAGTCTCTGTGTGACTGAAATATCTCAAAGGCCTTGATGTCATATCCTGCTTTGTGATATGCATCAGCATACACCCCTGTGCCTGCACCAAAGTCTAGCACTGTCCTGATGCCTAGATCTTTCACCTGATCAGCTGTAGCAAAGCCCAATGCCCTGAATGCAGGATTGTCAATGCTGATCCCCATGCTTAACTCAGTAGCTAAAAATTCTGCATCACTTATCATCTAGTTTGTTTTTATGCTTATCAATTAAAAAATCAATCCATTGTTTTTTGTCACCAAAATCCAGGTGACATTTTCTGCACAGTGCCTGTAGATTTTCAATCACATCCTTTGTGTTTGATCCACCCATGCCCCTGGCTTTAATATGATGGATGTCTACTGCCTTAGCCCCACAAACCTCACATGGTATGAAATCATCTGTATCATAATCAAAGTGATCCAGGTAGACTACTATGTGTTTTTTCACTTTCTGTCAATTTGCTCTAGCTTTCTGATAGCCCACTCAATCCCTGCATCACCGCCCCATGCATCCCACATCAATCCACCACATCCCTCAGAATATGGCACATCTTTATGCTGCTGATGTCTTTTGAAAGATGCCATCCTTGCTATTGTATCTCTAGATATTGGCTCTCTATTTGCTAGCTGGTTTGCCCTGGCTTTGCCTGTAGCTTCACCACATGATCCCCAGCCATTCTCATCAGCCCATTTCAATGCTCTTTTTGCATTGTTTGTGGCAGCCTCAGGATAGTCAGTGAATGAATCCTCTGCAAACTTACCTGATGCTAGTATGGCTTGCCACACCTCTATGGCTTTCTCTTTTGTGTCATAGATACATTCACCTGTTCCTACTCTCCATTTCCCATTTGTGCATTGTTTTACTGGCATAAACTTTTATATAATTGTTCCCTTAATTTATTTATTTTGTCCAGGTGAAAATTCTGAATACACCATTCATAGTTTGCCTCACCTAGTTCCTTTCTATAAATAGCATCATTTGCTAGTTTTTTTAGTTCCTTATACCAGTCTGTTTGATAGTTGACCTTTGCCACATAGGGGCAGCCGCTGTATGGATCTACATTGCTCACCAATACTGCTATTTTCTTTGTAGCAGCTTCTAGTACTTTCAGATTTGATTTCATGCCATTGAACTTGCTAGATACCAGTGGCACTACTGAAATGTCAGCCTCATTGTAGAAATTCATGTACTCCATAATTGGTAAAGACTTTTTGACTGCACCTGGCATCTTTAGCCCACAGGTAAAATCATGAATCATTCTGTGCCATACCATCTTGCTGTACTCATTGGCAGGATCATAGCCACACAATGTGAAATGCATTTTGTTAACTAATGATTTGTCAGATAGAATCTTTTTGAATGGATTGCCTAGCAATGCCACATCCTTTTGATGTGTGATAGATCCTGTGTAGACTACCCTGACATTTTCACCTGGTACATGTACATCTATGAACTGATCTTTCCCAAATGGCAAAGCATTAGGGATCACATGTACATTCTGATTCATTTGACTGATCTCATATCTTAGCTTCATGTTTGTACAGGTCACCATGTCTGCTGCCTTAATATGATCAATGATAGGCTGTGCATCATATTGGTCATACAGGATATGCCATGGATCTAGATCCCAGTAGTCATCTACATCTAGAATCAATTTGAATCCATATTTTTCTTTGTATGCAATTAGATCAGTGATGTGACATGTAGGTATGTATCTATTGACTACTACTAGGTCAAATCCCTCAGATAGTATTTCATCATTGATAGTATCTGTGAAATAGGCATAGTCTTTTGCCATGTAGTAGATAGGCAGCATCAATCTATGATACCCCACCCCACTGTTTTGCTGTGTGATTACTAGTAGTCTCATTTCTTAATTAGGCTGAATATTTTTTGTAAACTCACAGCTGTCACATAAACTATGCATGCTAGTGGCAGACAGATAAAAATAAAATGCAGGAATTGTATTGCTTTCATAGTAGTAGTTTTAAAAATGTCACCCCAGGATTTCCCCCAATTACTATCTGGTTATTAATTTTTAATGTTTAAATAAATCCCAGGATGACAATATTTTTATTTCTTTTTTGCTTTCTTTTTTGGTGCTGGTGGTGTATGCTTAAAATCAGGTAATGAATCACTAAAGATTGGCTTTGATGCCTCTACTGCCAGCTGATGCAATTCCTCAGATACAGGCACTGTCACAGTCAATGTTTCAGGCTCTGCTTTTGGTAGCCCCTCATAGTAGTATAGCAATCGTTTGAGCATGTCAAATACACAATCACCACACCAGTATGTCAATACATAGCTAGGATTCAAATACAGGTGATAAATATGCTCATACATCTGTAGATCCTGAATAGGTATGTTTCTAGTGTAGCCTAATTTGACTGTGTCAAAATTGATCTTGTTAGTTTCTAGAAAATCAATGTGTTCCTGTTTCATAGGCTTTGTTCATTATTGTTTTAAGTAATACAGAAAAAATTGCTGCACCCATCATCACTATGATCACATCAGTGACATACATAGGCAATAGATACAGTGCTAATGCTACCCATGCAGGTAGACATACCAGGCAATTGAATGGCCTGAAATCTAGCTTCAATTTTTTGTGAAATCTAGCCATCTCAATAAAATAGAAACTGAAAAGGCCAGCAGCTAAAATGTTTAAAATTATCATATTACAGTTTTTATTCTTAGTCCACCAATTGTTTTGATACAAACATCATCTTTTGATCTGCCCTCAATCTTTTCTCTGATATATTCATTCACCTCATCCATGATGTCTAGTAGTGCATCCATGTCAGTCTCTTTGTTTATGTCAATCACTACATCTAGGCCTGCATGTATATAATTGCCTATCAGTTTTTTTTGTGTGTTATCCTCTTTTCTCACTGCTTTTGAAAGTTTCTTTTTAACCTTAGTTACAGTTTTAAATAGGGATCTGTATGGTATTTTCGTGTCTCTGCTTAGTTTCAAAATATTTCTGCCATTGTCTGCATACAGTTCAAATACATTTTTCTCATACCAGTGCAACTCACCCATTGACTTTTTAACCTTAGAATCCATCTCATCATCTATCCCAGTGCTTTCATCTGCTTTCTCATAGTTATCACAATATTCAGTAAATGACTTTCTGAACTGATTGAAAAAAGTAGATCTGTCACTCTTTGCCATGTTCAGCATTGTCCTGACAATAAAGTATTTCAAATACCCACTAGTCCACATGCCACACAATCGTTCATCATTCATTTCACATAGCACTAGGAAAATTTCCTGTCTTAGATCATCCTGCAGTTCTGTTGGCTGCATTTTGCTGATTGCCTGGTTTATGTCTTTGTCCAGGTACATCTGTGTGATGATCGTTTCTTTGTTCATAGGTTAGTTATTTGGCCATTCTTTTAAAATTACAGCACCATCACTTTCTGTAGCTATCAGGCAATGGCATCCTGATGTTTTTGCTTTGTTCATGAAATCTATTTGATACTGGCTCATTTTGTCATTGATTGTTTTCACCTCACAATAAACGCTAATTCCTGTGAACTTATTGTACCCAATGATGTCAGGTACACCTTTTAAACCATTGAATGTCCTGCCTTTGACAGCCAGATTGTTCTGCCTCCATACAAAACAGAATCTAGATTCTAGTGTTTTTATAGCCTCTGCTGTGATCTGTGATACTGTCAATTCTTTCATGTTTTCAAATTTGATTCAAAATTCTGATAGTAAAAAATATTTTACTGATTATTTTTTGCATTTGTTTGCATGTAGTTTTTCATTGCATCCCTGAATGATTCTTTTTCTGTATCTAGTGACATCCTGTTTGAATCACCAGCAGCCTTGTATTGTGAATGATGTTCATCTCTTTTGCTTATAAATGCCTGGTGTCTTTGTTCTCTGTAGACTTCTAGCATCTCAAAAAATGTAGGCATATCCATACGATCATAAACTTTTCCATATTTAAATCTAGGCATCCCATCCAGAAACAGCATGATGTCCTCAAATGCTAGCTGATCCTCAGCAGATGAATCAATCAAAGCATAGGCTAATTCTAGCACCTGATCTGCATTCATTCCTACTCTTAGATTAAAATTTGACAATGCCTTTGTGATAGCTTTTGCCACTACAGCTGCAATCTTATCTGTGCCATAGCTTACAGCTAGTGCTGGCAGTCTGCTGCTCACAGGGATGTTCTCAATGATAGCCAGTGGCATTGGATTCCCTTTGTCCTTGTACCTGCATAGTTCATTGAATACCTGGCCAGTGCTACCCACCATGACTGCGTTTAAAAATTGCCTCGTTAAGCTGTTGGTCTGTGATATGGCTAACTCTAGTTTGCTGTGTTTTTGTATTTGCATTATTTTCGTTTTTAAGTTCAAATAAACCTTTCCATCCTTTTGCCATAGATTGACTGATGATCATGATTGCTGCATCTTCAATTCCTTTTGACAATGTAGCTAATTCATTTAGGCTGGCTTGTTCTGACTGTGGTGACCTGAAATTGAATTTATGTTCAGTAGATTTGTATGCTTTCCAGTTATTCCACCAATTCTCAAATCTTGCATTAGGCCATGTCAAAACTATATCAAATTCTATTTTAGATTTTTTGACTTTCTTTTTTTCAATTTTAATTAAATCTATATTTATATTTTCATCTTCATTTTCATTTTCCATATGTGATGACATATGTTTTTCATATGTAGATGATATGATGTCTTTTTTGCTAATTCTATTAGTTTTTCTGCTTAAAGTAAAGTTTTTTCGTTTATTGATTTCATCCTCTACTCTTTGATTGTAGTACAAACTGTTCTCATCTTTTTTAAATTTTGCGAAAATGTCAGAATCATATGTTTTACATATGTGCATCATATGTTTTTCACTTAGCCTGCCATGTAGATGCTGCATGCACAAAAGTCTGATGTATTTGCCTACCTGTTCATCACTCATAAATGCCACACCAGTGATGAAATCACTTGAATAAAATAGAAATGCTGGATCTTTTGCCATAGTATAAAAAATGCCCCAGTGCTGTGGATCGCAAAGGGGCAGGTTATTACAAACCAATAAACTCATGCAGTCATCCACTACTGCATGAATCGTGTTTCAAATATGTTTCAATAAATTGAAACTACAAAATAAAATTTGATATTTTCCAAAAATTTACTGTCCTGCCTGTTTCAAAATCTTTGCCCCTGAATGCAATATGTATCTTTCCTGCATCTACCAGTTCACCCCTCCTAGGTGTCACCCTATTGATAGGCCAGACTAGATGTTCAGCAATTTGATGATCACAGCACACACCTAGTTTTTCAATAGCATCTAGGACCTCCTGCTGCTTATTGTTTATGTTTTGTTTTGCCTCTTTATATGCAGGCAAACTGGTTTGATAATCGTACATTTTAAATTTCTAGTTTTATGTCAATGTAGTAGCTGTCTGGTGTGCCTATTTTACAAACTTCAATAAATTCTTTCATCCACTGCCTCCGCAATTTCCTAGTATGAAATGGCCTGTCTCTGATTAATTTATCATTTTTATACAGGTAGATCCAGCCTTTTGTTTGATCATTTTTTATATTGTAATTCCTGCTTGCTGCCATTGTAAATGATTAAAGCCCAGTCATTTAGACTGGGCTAGTTAAATTAAAATGGTAAATCATCAAATGATTCAGTAGCAGGTGCAGTTTTTTTAACTGGTGCAGATCCTGTCTGCTCTTTTGCCTGTACTGTTTTAAGATTTCCCACATACTTTTTTGGCTCACCTGCATCTCTCTGCTCTTTTGTTTGGCTGATCTGGATGCTGGCATTATTCCCAAATTTGTCCGCTTCATCATTGATCCATACATTGATGTTCAAATAAGACTTTCCAGTCTTTTCAGATTTGTAGATCAAATCTTTTGGGATGTCCGATAGGCAGATACTGCCGTTTAGCAATTGGCTCATGTTTGTTTTATTTTGGTATTTGAATTTTGAATGTCACTGTACTTGATTTGATAGGTAGATCACCTTTGTGATATGTTTTTTCATGATCCTCAATGGCTTTCCTTTTCTCAGTCAGTTCAGCTATTTGCTGATCTAGTTCATCCCATCCTGGTAGATGGCTGTAGTCATATTTGACACTGCTGAACTCTGATACCTGGACACCATTGATCTCAGCTTTCTGCTTAGGATGTTTATACAATTCATCCATCACATCCTTGCTGATTTTCTCTTTTATCATCTTTGTCAACTGTTCCATAGCATTCAGCCTGATGGCTGTCTCTAATGCGTTTAAATTGCCATTCTGTACCTGTTCTGCTATAGCCTCAGCCATTAGATCCAGGCCAAATTTAGTGGGTGAAATCTCACCCACTCTAATGTCATCTAGTCTAGATAGTTTTTCTGATTGCATCTTTTTTGATTGTAAATTGTGATTTGATATTATTTTCCTCTACTAGCTTACTGTTCATGTGATACAGTGTGTTAAGCTGTCCAATGGTTTCACAGCTGTCTAGCACTAGCAATAGATCCTCAGCAGTAGTGTAGACTTTTCTAGCCATTAAATCAATTTCATTCAATACTGGCTCAGGCTCTTTCACTGTCTTTGCTACTACCTCATGGCTGTGATATTCAGTGTCTAGTTTTTCCTCTGTAGGGATCAGAAACATCTGCATCAAAGCATATTTCAATGCAGTAGACATTGCCTTGTTTGTAGACTTGTCACCTGAATCCATTGCCTCACCCTCTAGGACAGATTCAATGAATGATCCATCAATGGTGAAAAACTTAAACTGACATTTCGCAATGGTGTATATCAATGCCCCACCTGATTTTGTCAGTCTTTCCTCTCTCTTAGATTCTAGTACATTGCTAGTGATGAACACTGCATGTTTTTTGAACAGGGGCTGCAGTGCATTGTACATGTCATCAATGCCTCTGAATGAATAGCCCTGCTGTGCATTCTTTTTGTTTTTACCTATAGCCTCAATGTCTTGCATGATGCTATTGATTGCCTGGTAGATTGTTGGATTTGCCATTTGTTTATTGGTTTTCATTTGTGTATTTGTTATCTGGTAGAATTGTAGATCTCACATATCCGTTTTTCTTAAAGCCTTTTACTATGCTTTGTATTGTCATCACTGCCACTGGGCTGTAGATCATTGCATCTACTAGTTCACCCAGCAATTGATGTCTTTCATGTGGCACTAGGTCACACCATGTAGGTAGTTTATTATCCTGCATATTCTGTAGTAATTTTAGTGATAGAATTTTTGATGCCTTTGAATGGATCTACAAAGTGAATGACAATAAATTCATAGATGTCATGTTTGATAAATGCATGTGCCATCTGCCAGTATTGATCCAGTGAATACTCACCAGATTCCTGGCAATGATCACCATCATGATCTGACCAGTCATGCACCCATTGCAGTCTGTCAGTTCGTTTAAGCCATGCCTGAAACTTATCTAGTGGGATGTGGCATCTGTTGTCTGTACTAAGGTCAACAGTCAATACATTGCAGTCTGTGTCTGCATTGTAGTCAATGATTTCAAATAGTGTTTTCATAGTGTTTTGTGTTATTGTTCTACTAAATTAGTAAAAGATTTTATACTAGCAAAATATTTTATCACTTTTTTTAAAAATATTTTTAAGCTAGAATTTGACATTTGCCAGATCTTTGCCTAGTTTGGCTGCACATTTGGCCATGTACTTTTTTTCCTGATCTGTGAAATCAATCTCTTTTTTGTTCCCATCATAGCCCCTCAGTTTGTGATAGTAGTTTGTGATCCCTGGACAGTATTTTGTGAAAAACTGTTTAGCAGGTACTATTTTGAAAAATTCCTCTCTGCTCATATTGTGAATGTTTTATAGTTATCTACATCAAAGATGTCAGATTTTGTTTTTATTTTGGGCTTTGCTTTGACAATGTGTGCAGGGCTGTAGCCCATATCCCTGCAGTAGTTTTCAATGTCTCTGTACATAATATTTAAGACATTTTGCATTCTAGTGATTGGCTCATACATATAGTTTTGATCTATGTACTGCTTATCATATAGTGATATTCTTTTGCTCATGTTTAATTTTTTAAAAAAAGTTGTACATTGCTTTTCTCTGTTTGATCTTTATGTGCAGCAGTTTGATGCAGTGCTTGCACTGATGGTAGTGGCCATCTACTGAATCCCACCGCTTATAGAAATCATCTTTCAGCTTTGTCTCACCACATTTATTGCATGTTTTATAGGGGCAGTTTTTGCACCCATTATGGCAGCAGTGTCCTCTGCTTTTAAGATACTCACCTGTGAATACCTTATAGCCATTCTCAATAGTGTAGTCCATTATTTACAGAAAGGATCTTGCAAGATAGCTAATACTGAAAATGCAGTGACCAGGATGATGATGGCTTGAATGCCATAGTTTGTTTTCTTTTTCATAGTGTGTTTTGTTTAGAAATCAAAAATAGTAAATCATTGTTTACTAGCCAAATCTTTTTTTTAAATAAAAATGCCCAGCATAGAAATGCCAGGCCTATTACACTATGAAAAACAAAGTTTAAATATTTTCCTCTCTATAGATCTGCTCTATATGTTTAGGCAGTATGGTGTAGTCATTATCAAAATGACCAGGCATCACCTCCATCAGCCTTTGATTCTTATATGGACTATTGCTAGATTTGCACCATCTTTTGCTGATCACCATCCAGTTGTAAAAATATATGTATGTGTTTGCCTTTTTGATATATTGCTTTTTATCTATAGGCAGTTTAAATTTTTTAATCAGTGACACAGATCTGATCTCATTGTCTAGTTCTAGATCCCTGCACAGCCCTAGATGCAGCTTTAAATTTCGCACCTTTTTGCCATCTAGCATGTCATTGAATTTCTCATAGGCTTTGCCATTCATGGCATTTGTCCAGGCATCACATTGTTCAGCCCACTGTGTGAAATGTGCAAATTCATGCACTAGTATTTCCAGGGCATCAGGTCTATCCATGGCACAGGCTAGCAGTGGCACAGTCTCATCAAAGAATCCTGCACATCTATTTTTCGCATCTAGTTTTAGATACTTTGTGTTCCTCAATTCGCACTTGACATCAAATGTCTTGCATGTGTTTTTGACATGCTGCACAAAATCTATCATGCTGGATCTTTTAAGATAGCCTCATCAGGTCTATCTATTTCAGATGCACTCACTCGCTGGCCACCTCTGACAGTACCTAGCAATCTTTTTAATTCTTTTTCTACCTCATAAACTTCCTGTAGCTTTTTAATCAGCCACACCTCTTGATCTACTGCTGTCATTTTGTTAAATCCTTTTGGTACTTTCATATTCAAACTGTATTAATAAATCAATGTAGTGTCTAGCTTTTTTCAGATCCTCAATGCCATTCTTTTCTCTGTGCCTTAAAACATACTTGATCACATTGCCCTCTATGAAAGGGACATTGTTTGCATGTATGAACTCTGTGGGCTGGATCTTGAATTTGGCATAATGCCCACCGCCTACCTGGATGTCTGATGGTTTTGGGCTTCTAGCCTCTTTTGCTGCTTTTACTAAATCCTCTAATCCTGTGTATTTGATTTTATTGTCTTTCATCTTATAGTATTTTTGTGCCATCATACACCACACCATTGTACAGGCATTTGCCATCAATCACCTGGTGTGTTTGTGCAAAAAAGAATATCTCTTTGTTGACTGTATAAAAATGAATTGTAGCAAACCCATGCTGCCAGTCAGGGATCTTTCCTGTAGGGAAATACTCCACCTCTGTCCTCACCCTGCCACATCCTATTTCTAGCCATACATAGGGATTGTTTCTGTTTGTGATCGGTTTGTAGTTAAGTCTATGACTATGCCCTGATGCACCACTACCCATGTACTCATAGATGTTTTTCTCACCTGCATTCTTTGACAGGGATAGGCCATGCACACCTGTAAAGATGTCAAACCAGTTTATGAAATCTTTGCCATCCCATTCAATACCATAGTCAGCAAATGAAAGGATGTTTTGCAATTCTGTAGATTTGTACTCTTTGAATAAAACAGCTAATCTAGCCAGCTGGCTTTTGCTGTTCATGTGGGGCTTTGTGATCCTTTCATCATGATTGCCTGGTATGAATCTGATCTTTGCATCAGTTGACAATCTCAAAGGATGTAGGATCTGCTCTTTTGTATATTCCACCTCTTTGATCTCACTGTACCCAGCCAGGATGCCATCATCAAATAGTTTTTTCTCATGCCTGGACACATAGGGCAGATCCATCAGATCACCCAATAGTGCCACCTCATCAAAATGATTTGACTGTAGTACCCTATTTATGCATCTCTGCACATTCAGATCTGTCAGCCATCCATGCTCATCTGATTTCAGTAAAACTGAATAGATTTTTTTATCAGTCAATTTTTTTAACTGCCACCAGTTATACTCTTTTTCTGATAGTCTAGGCCTGTTGTTTTTCAATGTTTGCTTTCAGTAGTTTGTCACCCATTTTTTAAATTAGCACAAAGCCGTTTTTGTCTACTTTCCCAGCTGTGTGCAATGCTCTCAATTCATATATAGATTTTCCGAATGATTTTTGAAAATGTGGATCATCTTTAAATTTCCAGTCACCGCCCCATTCATAGCCGTATCTCTTAAAGATCTGCACTATCTCCATCCAGTCTGCTTTTGCATCTTTGTCAAAATCAGTTTTGACATCCCATGATGCTGTTTCAAATGATCCATTTTTGTCTTTGTCTACTAGCAGCACAATATCAATGGCTAGGCCGTAATTGTGATATGACTGCCCACCTTTCGCATTTGTGACCACTTTGCCAGGCTTTGATCTGCCCTGAGCATAAAGTACATCCTGCTCCGCAAATGTCCTTAAAGTGTACGCAAACCTACATGCCGCTGATCCTGTCAGTGCCTCTACTATTTCATCATACATTTCTAGTGCCTCATCCCTTAGCTTAGGATGCAGCAGCTGAATCCTCTCTATTGTCTTTTGATCTTTCATTCTTAGTAAATTTTTCAAATGCAGTCACCCCAAACACAGCAGCTGAATACCAAAGAAATCCCTCAAATACATATTGTTTTGAATTTGGCAGATAGCCCAGCACTATGGCATTGATGAATGCAGCTATGCCAGCAAATCTTTTGCTGCTGACTAAGCCATCATTAGATAGTAAATGCTTTAAAAATTGCATAGATCTTTTTTCTACTTATATATAGCAGAACGCTGGCAATTATCAATAAAGCCCAGATCCAGCTGATCCTGGTGACAATTTTATCTTTTGTCACATTTCTTTCTTTGACTGTCACCTTTTGCCTGGTGTCAATTAATATTGCCACATCTTTCTGTAGTGTGGATGATCCCTGACTTTCTTTGCTCTTTGTCTTTTTCTGCCTGATCTCTTTGATAGCCTGGGCTGGTATGCTCATGCTATCACCTTTTAACACAAAAAACCCAGTGACAGAATCTTTGAATACTATCACCAGGTCTGATGTTTCTATTTGTTTTGTAGATGTTTGGCTTGTACTGTCTAGTGACACAAATTGTTTTGACTGATCTGATACTACTGATGTGCTGTCTTTTATGTTTTTAGTGGCAGTCTTTTTGACCACTGAACATGATGTCAGCAAAAGTATCAGAATGATCAGTCTCATTAGTCTCTGTCTTGTTTGTTTTGCATTGCAATGGCTAGCTTGTTTATTGTGTTCAGGATATTGTCTAGCTTTTTGGCTATGATGTCATCCTGTTTTTCCACCATACTCACTCTGACCTCTAATTCTTTCAGTTTTAAACTTACTTTCACATATATACTGATCAGTCCTATTATGATCATGATGGCCTGGCCAGCCATGAATACTACAATGTTTTGTGTCATCTACTTAATATCTATCAATTTTAAAAATACAGGATAGATCTCATCAGTTTCAATGTCAGCTACTGAATCAATAGTCAAATCACCTGACCACAAAGTAGACACATCAATGTCTTTTTCTGCTGTCAATAGATCCTCTCTTTCTTTTGTTAACTCAGCAATCTTTTCATTTTGTATTGTGATCATGCCATCCTTTTCCTCACCATACTTTTTGAATAGTTCCTGTTCAGCCTCAGAATACAATTTAAACTCAGCAGATACTACAGCATTTAATCTCTGCAAATACAGCTTTGTTTTCATGTTTGTCTTTTGCTTCATTAGCCCCTGACTGATGATCTCTGATGATCCATCTTTTGATTGCTTTGTGATTCCATTTAGTTCATAGTGTAAAGCCACTATTTCGTGTAGTTTTAAATTCATGCTTTAGTGTTTTTTATATATAGTGTTTTTTAGTCTTTTTACTATTTTAGTTTTTGTTTTAAATCTTCTATCTGTGCCTGTTGCTCTTGTATTGCTTTTACTAATGAAACATAAATTCCATCTTTTTCAAGTCCTAATCTAACAATTTCTTGTGTTTGTAATTCTTTATTAGCTGATATTGTAAATTCTTTTACTAATTCAGGAATTACAAGTTCTACCTCTTGTGCTATAAATCCATATTGTTTACCTTGATTAATTTTGTCATTTTTCCAAGTATATTCAACAGGTCTTAATTTCATAATTTCACTTAGTCCCCATGATATATCAACAATATTATCTTTTAATCTTTCATCTGATGGATTTGTACTTGTTAATGTTCCAGCATTAGAATAAACTAAACCAGTTCCTAATGAAGTAAAAGTTGCTAAACCAAATGCATTAATTGACCAACCTTGCGTTCCTACCCTATTTACTCCGATTAATTCTGTATTATCACTGCCTGTTGAACTAATGCGCCCAATAATAACTCTTGCAGCAGTTGAAACAGGTTCAACTGTTAAATCTCCCCTTGTAACTGCGCCACCTGTTCTTCCTGCTTCAAATGCTCCTGAAAATGTAGCAGCTTTATTAGATGCTAAAGTTAATGATATACTACCATTATTAAATAATAATGTTTCTTTAGTTGTAGAATTAAAAAATATTCCATCTAATGCTGCACCTGCGTTTAATGTATCTGTTATTCCAATGATAGTTGCATCTGCATATAAATAACCTGTTTTACTTGAAGCGGTTGTGCTTGTAAATCTTAATGGACTATTTCCTGTATTTGCAGTTATTAATACATCACCATTAAAATTGCCACTTGTTCCAATTAATGCACCTGTAAGTGTTCCACCTGATAATGGCAGGTATGTACTTGATGCAGCACTTGTAGTCAAATAAATATTTGAATCCACACTACCATCAGCCTTTAAAAACTGAGATGATGTGCCTCCACTTTTTATAAATGAATTAGCAGTTAATGTTGTTAAAAAAGTTGAATCATTATAATCAACAATTAAAACATCTTTTGCAGTTCCATCATTTGCATTATCATAAAAAAATCTAAATCTTTGTCCTGTTGTTGATGAAGGTTGTGCATTATCCCCTACATGGAAAACCATTTCACTTCTGTCAGAACCTAAAGTATTACCATAAATTCTCCAATAATCATTATTAGCAATTATTTGACCAATATAAAAATTAGTTCCACCTGAAGTATTATTTGGTGATAATAATAGATTACCATAAATATTATTATTAGTACCATCCCAACGATATTTAATATTTCCTGCCCCATCAGCTAAAATAATGTTATTTGAAAGTGAACTTGATAAAGTTAAATACCCTCCTATTATAGTATTATTAGAACCTGTGGTTATTCCCTTACCTGTTTCATAACCTAAAAAAATATTATTTTGTCCACTTGTTAAATCACTACCTGATGAAACACCTACTGATGTATTAAAAGAACCTGTTGCTAAAAATAAATTAGACCAACCAATTGCAGTATTACCTGCGCCTGATATACAATTCTCTAAAGTATGTGCGCCAAGTCCAATATTGCTATCACCGCTAACTAATTTCAATAGTGAATTCATGCCAATAGCAGTATTATCATTTGCAGTAGTATTAGCACTTAATGCACCATAACCAAAAGCTGCATTGTGTATTCCTGTTGTATTACTTTTTAATGCCTCAAAACCAAATGCACTATTTGTACTATTATTTGAACCTGCACCCCTGCCTACTCTTATTGAATTAACAGTTAAATCAAAAGCACCTAAATTTACTGCACCAGTAGCACCTGTGTATGGTACATAGGTAGATGCTGCACTTGATGTAGTCAAATATGTGCTAGAATCTACAGATCCATCTGCTTTCAAAAATTGGCTAGATGTGCCGCCTGTTTTTACAATAGTATTTCCTGTCACTGAACTTGAAAAACTTGCACTAGTGCCAGTCAATCCACCAAACAAAGTCATGTTTGCACCTCCACCTGCACCTAAGTCAGCTATTTGTGTGCCACTATTTGCATTGATACTTAAACCTGCACTGCTTGTTGCTTTTATTTGTGCAGCAAGCAAAGTATTTGTTCCTAAATTTACATTCCCAGTTGCACCTGTGTATGGTACATACACACTCAAATCAATAGTAGCATTCACCCAGTTTGATCCGTTGTATCTAAGCACCTGGTTATTGCTTGCACTAGTGATGATCACATCACTCAGCTGTGTCAATGAATAGTCACCCTCAGCAGGTACTACAGATCCAAATCTGCCATTGAATGAAACTACCCCTGCACCTGTCAATGTTTTTAAATCACTGATGGTAGTTTTATATAGATAGCCAGTGCTAGGATCACCCACCGCCATCAAATCTGAAAGTGATAGGGATGCCCTGCTGTCTAATTCATTTATTTTCTTATTTGCCATGCTTATAAATAGGTTTAACTAGGATATTGGTATGATGTAGGTACTTGACATCTGTCAGATGTGAATGGTAAATTCAGGCTGATGTCAGCTTTCCATGCCACTAGATTGTCTGGTGTGTCCTCAGTGATAGGTGTCAAATTCACAGTAGTATTCATTTCAAATTCAAATTCATTGTACATCAGCTGTGCCAGTATGTCCTGTGCTACTGATAGCATATCACTCAATGCCTCTGTCTCATTTACTTTCTCTGCTAGCATTCTATCAAAGAAATACAAACTGAAATTCAATGTCAATGTCCTAGTAGATATATTGCTAGGCACTACATCAAAGTACATGGCAGGATAGATATTGTCAGCACTCTCACCTAGAAACTCATCAAAGTCACCAAAGTAAACAGTGTTAATTTGTTGGTGTGCCTCTGCTATTGCTTTTACTTGACTTACTATTTGGTTTAATGTCAATGTTTTTGCTGCCATTTTTTGTTTGTTTGTCTAGATAAACTTTCAATTTATCCTGGTTTTTTCTACTATATGTTTTATTCGCCATCACAGCATCTGTTTATATTTCCCTGATATTTTTCCTCAAATGTCATATTCTTATTACAGCAATCATCACCTAGCCAGATGCTAGTAGTGTATGATTGATTGTCTGGCAGGATCGTGTCTACACCGTTCCCTGGATTGTTATACAGCGGAAATAGTACACTAGTAGATGCCTGCTTTAAATATTTTACCAGTCTTTGTTTGTAAAATTCAGCCCTAGATCTG